GACCACCGCGACTTTCATTATCACTCTCAAATGCAAATTCTTCATCTTCTTCTGGAGCCGGCGCCTCAGATGCAGACGGCACTAGTTCGCTAATGGACGCAGCCACTACACCCTTCTTGGAAAACGCTGATGTCGGTGCCGTCATGAGAATTCCAAGCAAATTAACAATAACATTATACAGCATAGAGTCTTGACCACTTGCTATATGAAATGTGTAGGTAGGATGCTGTTCAAATATAGCAACATCTATACCAGGATTCTTGTTTAATATATACTCTTTTGTTTCAGAAATAGCCAAAGCAAATTCACCCCTTTGAGACATCCAAGCAACCACCTGTTTTCTCCCTTCTTCCTCAGAAACCTGAAATTCCTCCGCCACTTTTTTAGCCCAACCCTCTCTGTCTATCTCTCCCGCTACTAATTCGCGTTCCGCCAATAAAGTCAAAAAAGTAAATACCCGTGTTTCATTTGTAAAGTTGCTTACCCCTTTAAATCGCAACATAATTATTGGCTGCTCATCAGGGAGTGGTGGTATTTCTTGAAAAAGAGATGTAAAATGTACTAATCTAGAACGCAGGGTAGCCTTTGTCATTTTAGATGCCTCTCGCTTCAAGCGCATTTTGAATACAACGTTTATTTCTAATAATTTGGGTTGTAAACCTATGAATGGTGTATCAGCAAGAGAATTCTCTAATATGTGAGGTGTATCCTGTAAATCGCTTAGAGGGTCTAATAAACGCACCTTTTTAGGGGGTTGAATGCGCAAGTCTGCCGATCCATCATTATATATAAACATAGTCGAGAATACAGGAGAATCCTCTTGGGCACCCATTTCATCTGATGGTTGAATACGCATTTTTAAATAAAGGGACTCTTTACCTGATTCTGGATTTTTGTCCTGTTTCCACGAGAGCAGTAGATTGGGGTCAGGTAAGTCAGGTATAGGCAATATTCCGCGTACACGTATTTTTGTTAGCGGTTGCCCTGATCCCGGAAAAAAACGCAAAAATGGGCGTTCATGTGTTACCTTCAAACCAAAAAACAATACAGCCACCCCCTCCCAGGCCTCAGGCGTATCTGACCAAACCCAGCGTAAGAGTTTCACACCATCCAAGATAGGCAATGTAATATCCGGCAGTAAAGACTCTAAATTAGCCACCTGTTGTATAGTGGCCGCGGTCTGTGTGGCCTGAATCTTTAATGCAGGGGTTATTGCCGAAGATATAGCCGTAACCGAAGGTAGGCTTGACATATCCATATAGGGAAAGTAAGGCATAATTTTTCCATATACGTCACGTTCTCCTAAGGGCCTTTGTCCAGGGATATTATCAATAATATCTATATAGAAAAACACGTGCAGAACAGGAATAGACCCCCCATCACTCAACTGAAACACGTCGTTTAAGGTCATACGTACACGGTTATCCTTTCCAACCACTTTTTGCTGACCCGCCGAATCTACAAATCTAGAATCAGGAGGACTAGATATTACAGTTAAGGGATTATTCAGATAAAAGGGTTGAGCCGAACCCGTATCTGTTAAATATTTCCATACCATCTCAATTGGCTTATACATGACAATACCTTTTGTACTCTCATTATTGACAGGTTCTCCGATAAATATAAGTGGAGGGGCATACGGTGCTTTTCTTTCTCCACCAGGCCCGCTAGTAGAATTCCACAAGGCCAATTTCAACTCGTAGAGAGTAAACCAACTTGGGAATGGGCCTAAAGGCGGATATGTACTTTCTACTATTTTTCCAGCATGATAACGGATAATTTTGAAATTGATCATATGTTTAGCAAATTGGTTAATTAGCCCGGGCTTTAAAAGTGTCTCAAATTGCGTCCTTAGAGACATCTAATCTAAGCAGAGGTTATGGATTAAAAATTATAAACGTATTATAGATGCCAGGTAAAACAAGAAAGATTCCTAAAGACCGGAAAGGACCTTCTGAAAGCGCTACGCTATTTCCAGAAGGGACTATAAAAAGGGGGAACGATAATCATATGTGGGTTATAAAAAAGGGGTCTGGTGGTATTTCAAGATGGGTGCATGCTGATTCTGCTATCTTAAACGGATTTACCAGACTTACAGTTGATTATGCTGCAAAACATGTCGGAAAATCAATTACCGTGGAGTACTTAAGTTAAGTACTCCCTAAGGGTACTGCCAATTACCGAAATATGACACTTAATAGGTCAGACTCGCAAAGCGAGTCTTGACATTAAGAGTACTTAACTTCGGTACTTGGCGGTACCATATATACAAGTGAATATAAAGATACTTGGCCCAAAAAAAGCGATTGGATAAAAAAACCAGATTCCACATATAGTGTAATGAAGTTTATACCATCGGGTGACGCCATTAAAGAAAAAACAAAACTTGAGGGGTGGCTAAAAACGCAAAAACCCCCTATAAAACGGGGTACGCACTTTTATTTGGATGGACCCCTGTATATCTGCACAACATCAAAATGCGACGACTATTTAGTCAACAGTATTCAAGTGGATTCTGTAAATGGGCAGCACTTGAGTCCAAACCTAATGAACATCGTTGCATATGTGAAGGTGTAAATATCTTAAAACTATTGTATAATTCTACCAATTTTAAATGACGTTCCGTCTTCTATGTCATCAACATCTTTATTCTCATCATATTTAGGTTGATCTGTAATTTTTTCACCACAATATTTTACAGGGTGTGCTTTGAAATCCTGGTATTTATATATTCCGATGGATTCGGCTTCTCTTAACAGCCATCCAAAATTGTTCCAGAATTCAGGTCCATGACTTGCTACCGAGGGTGGTGTTATAACATGACCCATTTCATGTAAGGCAACAAATACCATTATATTTTCATCTACCAGTTTTTCTTTGTTATCATCTCTCTGACGAAGACATAAGTGTATACTATCACCCTTGTTAACACTATACGACACGTGTTCCGAATCCGGGGTGGCTTCATAGAAACGTTTAGGATCTGCCTCAAATTTTTGATTCAATTGAAGTATTTGAGGTTTATTTGGAAACCGTTGCCGGAGTATATCGATTAATCTTCGTAACTTCTGTCGGACTCTCGCTAGCAAATCAGCGGCCTGTTCTTTATCTGGCATATCTCGAACGTTATAATTTCGTCCATCAACTTTACTTTTTACTTGAACAATAGGGTAGTTTGATGTCGCGTTATGTATAGTCCCCCAAACACTAGATATAATTGTATCCATATCTATCTTCCATTGATGTTCTCTTCTGACAAATTGACTTAAACAAATATAAGAACAAAATTATACTTGTATTTGTTTATTAAAGGACTACCATCAAGTGCCGAACTCATAAACCCGCAGCGTTTAGGGTAATGACTACTCTTAATATTAAGGCTCGTATGCAGAGCAATAAGTCTAACTTATTAAGTATTATATGTTGTCACTTGGCTCAGCGCAGCAAACCCTTAGGCGTACTTAATTTAAGGACTCCACGGTAGTGTATTTATGATATCTCTAGACTGCGGCGATTTGTGTCGGGTTCAATAGTACTCTGATTGAATACAGATACAGCGACTTGAGGGTTGGGTGGCTCAGAGCGTAATTGGTAGTTTGCATTACGCATACTCTGACCCACTGTATTAATGCCAATGAGTGCTCCCGCTGACAAGAAATTCTTACCCTTCAGAGACCCACTTCCCATTGGGTTTTGTTGAGACCACACACTATTCTGATCTTTAGGCAAGAGTTCGCTAGGCATTAGTTGATCGCGAGGGTAGCAACCCTCAGGGGTCTCCGCATTTCCAAAAGATGCCGGGCCTTCATATGCACCAAGTTGGCCGGGGGGTGCAGCCACATTTGGATTATTCATTACAGCGTTGCGGGCTACTCCGCCGTTTCCACCAGGAAAATCGGAAGGTTGGGTACCGTTTGAAGCAGATGAAAGAGTACCAGTAAAACCATCTTTTGGTTTTAATAGACCACCCATCGTGGGGTCAACTAAATAAAACGCCAGAGCCGCAGCAGCAAATACTACTAAAGTAAGTGTTACATCCCGACTAACACCTGCCATTTGAATTCTGTTAGCATTGTATAAAAAAACAGGGCGCTATTCATCATCTTCATCCGATTCAGAATCCGGGGGCATCTTTCCCGTAGATTCAAAATATTGCATTTTTATTTCCTCCGCTTCCACTCTTGCTCTAGCAGCCCGGAGACGTGTTAATAAATATTCTTCCTTAGTTAAAAGGCTGGGGTCTTTTAATTCCACCGGGGGCAGACTTGATTCCTTAATTTCAGGATCAGGTTCAATATCAGAATTCATCTCTTCTCCATCAGAATCTTCAAAACACATTGGTGGTATTACATACTTCTCTTGCGTTAGAGGTGTCCATACCAGTGTCAAAGTCTTTGGTGTCATTAAAACGGATTGTATAGTCGCATGGGTGTTTTCTGGAGTGGCAAGTTTTGAAAATGTGTGTCTAAGACGCTTCATCATTTGTTCGTGTGACGGTAATTTTGTAAACCACGTATTTTTTTGCCCTTCCGATATAAGAAGGTGTATAATATCTACACTTATATTATGCACGTTATTCTCGTCGGTAAAAACTGTACTACCCGAGTTGCTATCTCGACCTATATTTACTTTATGTGCTGCCCGTAGTTGTTCAGTGGTTTCAATCACATAATGCTCTTCAGTATTATTCCATTTCGGAGTGACAAACGACATCTCTGCGGGATTCTATATGATCTAGTTTAAATGGTAATCCGTAGAATACGATGCCCCCTCCGCCCGGAACCATGGTAAACGCCGTTTTGGATAAAGTTCTGCAATTTTTTCAAGATAAACAAAATCGTGAAAAAATTCAGACACATTGTATTGACCCACTGATACGTCATATTCTTGACCGGCTTTTTCCTTATATTATTTTGACATGTATAGTGTTCTCTATGATACTTTTAATGTCATGTGTGAGTGCAGGGCTCCTATTTATGCACTTGCGAAATACGTCGTCAGTTTTAACAGTGGTTAATTAGTCACGTCTTTTACCTTTGCGGGTCTTAGTATTGCGGGCATTAGGACGGTGGCGACCTTTATGATGTCTAGTACCTGAACCTTTACGATATTTTTTTCTGTAGCCACCTTGTCTATTCAAGGCCTCGCGCGTCTCCTTCATCTGCTTACTCTGCATCGCCAGAACATCCTTCAGATTCATCCCCCCCTGCGTCACCGCTATTTCCGCCTGATTGATCAAATCTATCCTATTGTATAAAAAATATATAATCTGTAGTGTATATTGTTCGTAAACAGGGTTTTTATACTCATTAGGATAATTTTTGAATCTATTAGATATCATTTTAATTAATTTCTGATTCAATTGTACCGCTTCTTCTAAGCGGCCAGCACGTTTCAAATTTTCGACAATACCTATTTCTTTAATTATATCATTATAATAATACTCATCGTCATTTAATTCGGCCGGCTTCTGCGTGTTACTCTTGAGAAAATTCTGCAAGGCATTTAAGTTCAACGTGAGGATGTTCACATAGGGCAACTGGAAAGGCTGGGGGCGGGCGACGAGGGAAGAGGCGCTCCAGCCAGTCGGGGGGGCAGTTAAACGCCCTGTGTTCCACCACGCCTGCGTGCCCC